GAGTTATCTTGTTCTACTATTCCAAATAATATTAAATATGCACAATATGAATTAGCCAGAGCTTTGGCAAATGATACTGATGCTATTACAGGAACTACTGGTAAAGATGGTAATTTTGAAGAAGTAAAACTAGGAGATATTCAAGTTAAGTACAATACTGCAAGTCAGGGAACTGGATCTGTAAATAATATTCTTGATGTTTACCCGTGGTTACAAAGTTATCTGGGAGCATATTTGCTTGGTGGTGCTGGTAGTTTTCAACTTAGGGTGGTAAGAGGATAATGGCAGGACAACTAGACTCGATACTAAAAAATGTAGCCAAACAAGTGGTGTCTCAACTAGGAGACTCATTGGACACAGAAATCACTTATATAAGAAAAACATCTCCTTCCTATAACGCATCTACTGGTGCTGTAACTACTACTGACGTTACATACACAATAAAGGCTCCTATAGAGTTTGTAGATTCAGATGAGGAAAGCGGTTTTCAAGAAAATACTGCTAGGTTGTATATTACTCCAGACCAAATAGGAGATAGCCAACCTGTTTTACAAGATGAAATATCACTTACTTTTTCTGGTTCTACTAGGTTTGCTAAAATAATGGATATTAGAACATTAAAAGGTGGTCAAGAGTATTTGTTTCGTTTGAGGATTGTTTTCTAATGACATTAGTAAATGCCAGAGCAGCCATAGAAACAGCTATAAAAACAGCAGTAACTAACGCTGATAATACAGTTACAGTTGTATTTGATAATATGCCTTTTACAACACCTGGTAAAAATAAAAAATATGTAATGGTAAATATTAATTTTACTCAGGCTACTGCACAACCACAGGGAGCATCCCAAACTTATTATCAAGGTTCAGTTCGTTGCGGTGTAATGACTCCTCCTCATAAAGGATCTGCTACGGCATCTGCAATATCAGAATCGGTGATTACAGGTCTTACTTCCGTTAATGCTTCTGATTATACTGATACATTTTCAGTAACTCCAAGAGTCAGTCAAATAGTAGGTCCAACATCTGTTATAACTGAAGCTGATAGTCACTTTTTAAGTGTAGTAAGCTGTAATTTTAGTGCAAATGGCTAAAAAAGTACGACCTATAACTCAGTTACCTGATGATATAAAAGAAAAGGTTGAAATAGCTTTAGCTGAATCTGCATCACACATGATATTTGGTTTACAAAGTGCTGGTCCGTGGTGGACAGGACACTTTGCTCAAAGTTGGGTTGTATCAACAAGTCCAGTACAACCCACTGATTCTTCAAGATTTAAGGAAGATAGAGATAAACAGTTACCTAGTCAATTCAATGACCGCCCCAACAATAATGCTGTGGATTGTAACCCTCCAGGAAGTAAGGCTCAAAGAATTTCTGGTGGAGATGGTGGAACACCTATGGACCAGACTTTTTATCCTGTTCAAACGGGTAGAGTACCAGGCAGACCAAGTGTTATAAAAACTTCTTTAAGTAATATTATTTATATAGGAAACAAAGCATCATACGCTGGATTTGCAATAAACAGACCAGGGGCAACCATGCCTGACACAGCAGGAAATCCAGTAACTTATGAGCAACACAAAAAAGGCACTAAGGGAAGAAGAGGTCATACACTAACATCAAGAGATCAAAACCCTAACTGGATAAAAGTATATTTAGCACATGATGGGTTTGTAAATAATGACATAAATATGGGTTTCCAATCGGCTGGATTCAAGACAAAGTAAATATATTAAGGTATATTATAGTAGTACAGAAAAATTAATTTATGGCTGACAAAAGAGCTATTGACAAGCTAAAAGAAGCATTTTGCGTTGACAACGTAAGCCGTTACATTATTAAAAAAGAAGGAGTGGTAATCCTAGAAATATATTGGAAACCACTAACTATTGCAGATAGAGACACTATTTATAAGACTCTTCATGCAATGAACAAAGCAAATGAAACTGATAATTTAGAATATGCTTTACAGGTTCTTATAAATAAAGCCGAGGACAAAGAAGGTAATAAATTATTTACTGAAGCTGATCGCCCTAGCCTTAGACGAGAAATACCTTTAACAGTTTTGACAGATATTATGTTCAAGATTCAAGGTGCTGCGGAGGAGGTAGATACCGTAAACTCAAAAAGCACATCTGAGTGAAGATAATTATTTATATCTACAGTTTTTCTTGTGTGAAAAGCTAGGTTACACGATCCAAGAGTTTAGAGAAAAGGTAACTCACGAAGAGTTAATTTATTGGAGTTCATATTTAGAAATAAAAAGTGAGCGAGAAAAGGCAGAATATGACAAAATAAGAAAAGAAGCACAAACAAAACGAGCACGTTAAATGGCCGAGGCAATTTACGAAGTAAATATAAAGCTAAATGCTCAAAATTTTGAGCAAGAACTTAACACGCTAAAGCAAAAATTAGAGAAATTTACAAAAGAGGCTAAAAGAAAAAACGAAAAAGATCCAATATTTAAAAAAGGCAGACAATTAACAGTATTAAAATCTATTCAAACCACGCAAAATAAATTAAATGAATTAAATAGGTTTGGTTTAAATACATCAAAACAACAAGCAAAACTAGATCAAGCAAAAGCATTAGTAGATAAAGGTAAATTTAGGAGTGCAAAAAACTTAGTAAGTGAAGCACAGTTATTGAATTTAAAAGATGCTGAAAATTTACGTTTAGCAAAGTTAAGAGTAGCAGAAGAAAAAAAGCTAAAGAGAGAAAGAGAAATGCAACAGAAGTTAGCAAGTAAGCGTGTAGGAGGCATTATTAAAAGTGCTGCCATTGGTGGCGGTTTTCCTTTGTTATTTGGTGGGGGTTTAACACAAGCTATACCTGGATTAATTGGTGGTGCGTTAGGAGAGGCAGCAAGTCCTGGCGGTGGATTTGCAGGATCTATTGCTGCCACAGCTTTAGCAGCTTCGGCAACACAATTTGCTAATAGTGCAAGAGAGGTAGGTAATGCCTTAAAAGATCCAACAGAAGGTTTACAGAAATTAAAAGACGCAGGATTCCAGGTAAGTGAATCTACAGAAAGACAAATAGAAGGATTAATTAAAGCAGGAAGAAAAACCGAGGCATTGGCATTGGTACAAAATGAATTTGCAAAAACTATAGGAACATTAGGAACAGATAATCTTAAAAAATTAGATACATCATTTGATGAATTAGATGACGCAGTTGCGAGGCTAGTACTAAAATTCCAAGCTGATTTAGCTCCTGCATTTGTTACTATTATTGATTTAGCAACTAAATTTGTAGATTCTGTAGGTGGATTTAGAATACAAGGAAAGGCTCAAGACTTAGATCCAGCAAGGTTTAGAAAATTAGATAGACAAATAAGAAAAGAATTGAGTGGCGGTATTCCAGGTAGAATAGTTATAGATGAAGAGCTTAGAGCCGAATATCAAAGACAACTTACAGCAGGGTCAAAGAAAATCATACAAGAGTTACTGCCAGAGTTTTTAGAGGGTGGTAATACTACTTCCACAGATGGAACTGGAAGTGGAGATCCTTTTGATATTAATTTAGAAAAGACTAAGCTAGAAAAACTTGTAAAACAAACAGAGCAGTATGAAAGAATATTAGAGGTAGGATTTGAACAAGCAGATCTAGAAAAACAAATTGCAGAGTTCAAAGAATCTGCTTCAGAGGCAGAGCTTGAAAAAATAAAAAACGGAGAAATAGATATAAAACAACTTATCGAAAAAAACAGAGAAGCAGAACAACTTGTTAAAAATGCAGAATTAGCTAGAGATGCTTTTAGAGCAATGACTCAAAACATAGCTACAGATTTAGCAGATGGGATACAAGGATTAATTCGTGGAACGTCTACCTTAAATGATGTGTTAAATAATGTATTAAACAAAATGATAGACGCTGCATTTAATATGGCTTTCTTTGGTAATGCAGGAGGCACTTTAAGTAAGGGAGCAGGATTACTTGGTAGTTTATTTGGAGGATTTCTAGCTAATGGTGGTCGAGCACAAGCAGGAAGATCATATATTGTAGGAGAAAAAGGACCTGAGTTATTTACTCCAAATAGTAGTGGAATGGTATCTCCGAACAGTTCTCTAGGGGGATCAACAAATATAGTTGTAAACGTAGATGCTTCGGGATCTAATGTAGAAGGAGATGAAGAAGAAGGAAGGCAGTTAGGTTTTGCATTGTCAGCAGCGATAGAATCAGAATTAATTAAACAAAAACGACCTGGAGGTTTACTTGCATAATGGCTACTTTTCCCTCAATCACTCCAACATACGGACAGCAAAAAAAATCCGCACCACTAACTAGAACAGTCCGTTTTGCTGACGGCTATGAACATAGAATATTATTTGGACTTGCTGCTCATCAAAATCCAAAAGTTTATAACTTTACCTTTAACGTATCGGAAACGGATGCGGACACCATAGAAGGCTTCCTTGACAGTCGTGCCAATGATAGTGCCAGCTTTACTTTTACTCCACCAGGAGAAGGGTTTACAAAAACAGGAACTTACTCTCAGTCAGGAACTACAGTAACAATTACAATTACAAGTCATGGTGTAGCTGTAGGAGATGAACTTACTATTGACTACACAACTGGATCTGCAACTGATGGTACATTTCTTGTCGCTTCGGTTACTGATTCAAATGTCTTTACTGTTACTGCTGCTGCCAGTGCTACCAATAGTGGTAATGTTTCAATTACTTTATCGGGTGCTGGTCAATATGTTTGCGAAAACTGGACAAAATCTATACCATATAACAATAGAGCTACAGTACAAGCAACATTTAGAGAGGTGTTTGAACCATGAGCAGTTCTGCTATCGTTAGCAATCTTCAGAACATAAATCCATCATCAATAATAGAGTTATTTACTCTCACGTTAGATACTAACTTACATGGATCGAGTACAGTTTACAGATTTCATGCTGGCTCATCTTTAAAAGATAATGGAGAGGTAGTTTGGGCGGGAAACACTTATCAAAGATTTCCAATTAAAGCTGAAGGTTTTGCATTTACAAAAGGACAGCTACCTCGCCCTACGCTAACAGTCAGCAATGCACTAGGAACAATAAGTGCTATTTTAATTGACGTTAATGCCACAACTACTGGTAATGACTTAACAGGTGCAACAGTTACTAGAATTAGAACTCTCGCCAGATTTTTAGATGCCGTTAATTTTCCTGGAGACATAAATCCTTATGGCACACCAGATAACACAGCAGAGTTTCCGCAGGAAATATACAAAGTTGACAGAAAATCAGCAGAAAACAGAGATGTAGTTCAATTCGAGTTAGCTGCTGTATTTGATCTTGCTGGTATTCGTGCTCCACAAAGACAATGCACCAGAGCCGAGTTTCCTTCCATTGGTACGATTGCTTCATGAATTGGAAAGACGCTGCACTTAATCATGCTGAAACAGAAGATCCAAAAGAATCTGTTGGTCTTTTGTTAAATATTCGAGGCAAAGAAAGATACTATCCTTGTCGTAATCTTTCAATGACAGCACATCAATGTTTCATTCTTGATCCAGAAGATTATGTTAAAGCTGATAATTTAGGAAATATTGTTGCTGTCGTACACAGTCATCCAACAACACCACCTACCGCTAGTCAGGCTGATAAAGTTGCTTGCGAACAAAGTAAACTTCCCTGGCACATCGTAAACCCAAAAACAAAACAATGGGGATATTACGAGCCACAGGGATATGAAGCACCTTTGCTTGGTAGGCAATGGGTCTGGGGGATAACAGACTGTTGGTCTTTGGTTCGTGATTACTACAAACAGGAAAGAAATATAGAGTTGAAAGATTATGAAAGACCAATTACTCCAGAAGAGTT